GTAATAGTCGTAGCTGTTGCGCTAATAGCTGTTTGTAACAAGTATTCAGTTACGTCACTGTTACCCGACTGACGATTAAAGTAAACCTGAATGGGTCTACCTGTAGTTAGTTTGTTAGGAATAGTAGCGTAAGTAGGCTCAGATATACGAGAGAGATTAATATCACTTTGATTGGTTGTATCAGCATTGTTTGTACGGGTTTCTAAGTCTAAAATGTCTACCGTATCTACTGGCACAGCATAAATGCCTTGATATGGAGTTAAGATAATACTAGCCTCTTCAACCGTCCACAGATTAATACCTCGGTTAGCCCACTCAACTAACATTAAATTAAGTGACCTTCTAGCTGTCTTTAAGTCATAGCCAGTACGAGATTGTGAACCACAGCGTTCAAATGCCTCCTCAACTAACTCAGCTAGGTCAAGGTTAAATACACTGGTTCCCGATGTTGATGCCATTATATCTTCCTATAAGGTTTAACCTTAGACTTAATCCCTTTGGGCTGCGGGACAAACTGTTGTCCTTTTGCCTTACCTGCTCGTTTTGCCTTAGTAGTTGCTGCATACTCCTGTGGGCTTAACGCCTCAATTGCTTTCTTTGGTAAATACCGCTCACCTGTTTCTGATGACTTCTTGCCTGACTTGGTAGTCCACTTCTGGTCTCCCCAAGCTTTTAAAGATTGCTGTGATTTAGCCAGCGCCATTACTTATACCCGCCACCTGCTGCTTTATACCGTTTAGCCATTAACTGGGCTTTTCTTGCTGACCACTGTCCTGCGCCTGTACCTTGTACTGCGGCTGCTTTAATACTATTGAATATACGTTTACGCAAACTTGGCTTTGTGTAATTACCAGCCTCGTTTACTTTACCGCCTTCTTTTAACATGTCAGTAACTTTTAACTTGCCCGGTTTTAAAAAAGACTTCTTTGCTATAGCAGCTCCAGCTTGTCCTACCTTGCCACCTTTAGCAAACTCAGTAAAGTCCGTGTCGTCTCTACGGGATTTCTTTTTACCACCCGGCATTTTAGATGGGTTTATATCACCCATTCCTCTAGAGGCTCTCATGCACGGGTCTTTCCACGAACAGCGCAGCCATCAGCACGTTTGGAAGCAGAGGATACTTTACCGCCAGCTTTCATTCCACCACCTTCAAGACCTTTTTTCATCCTTTGTTCTTTTTCAAACTTTTCAGCACCGTATGGTTTTCCCATTCCACTAAAAAAACTACGTAAACCTTTAAACCCTAACGGTCCGGGAGACGGGTCTGGTTTTGGCATCTCTGCTTTTTTTTCTTTAACTTCAGGTGTTTTAACTCTAGCCTTTTCTATGGTTTCTGTAAATGTTTTACCATCAACTCTAGGCTCACTTAGTTTTGTTGCTTTTGGTCTAGATATGGTTTTTGGAGCAGGTGCTTTAGGCTCTCTATCCACATCACTAGGCAATTTACCAGATTTTACAGAACGATTATCAAAAATAATTTCTGATTCATTATCAACTACACTACCGTCTTCACCATTAAATCGTTTAGCTTTTTTCATAACTCCACCTTTTTTCATATAGCCCATCTTGTTACGAACTTCCGTAGGTAATTTGGCTAGTCCGGGATTCTCTTCAGCGTCAACAGGTTTCATTTAGCAAGCCTTTCCGCCTTTAGTCATTTTCTTCATAGGTTTTTTAGCCATGCCGCCCATGTTCATTTTAATCATAGTGCCTTTGGTCTTACCTTTAACTTCAACGCCACCACCTTTAGCCATCTTTTTAGCCACGCCACCTTTTTTCATCATAGCTGGTGTACCGGGTTCAGCCATACCGGGTTGTGTCATTGGTTTTTTGCGAGCTGCCATCATTGCCATAATTTTAGGACTCATTTTTGTTGCCATAATATCACCACCCTTTTTAAAAGTTTTGCCTTTATCGGCATTTGAAAAATCTTGTCCCACGGACTGTGGAACACCTACCTTCTTAGCAAAAGCTTTGTTATGTGCTATTGCTTCCATAAAATTGTGCTGCTTTTTACTACTACTTGGCATTACACCATCCTGCCTTTTGTTTTACCTTTAACACAACATCCATCGGCTCGTTTAGACGCACTAGATACTTTACCGCCACTAGCCATTTTCTTAACCTTACCACCCGCTTTCATGCGTGGAGCGTAAACTTGTGCTGGGGCTTGCGGAGCTTGTGGTGTCTGTGCAGCTTGCATAGCAGCTAACTGTTTTTTATAGTCGTCTCTATCTTTTTCCGCCGCTGCTAAATTATCAGGTTTATCCAGCATATTATTAATAGCAGGACCTAGAAGAGGGCTAATCATATTTATTATGTCTTTACGACCCATTTTGTTTACCTCGAAATAAGTTGGTCAATTTTGTTTTCAAGCTTGTTAAACCTTGCGTCAATGTGTTCAACAATTCTGTCCACTTCTGCTTTAGTAACGTTATCACGGGCTACCTCTTCTCTGGTTTTATTTAACAATATACCGATACGGGCTAACTCTGTAAACTTTTCATTCATCATATAGGCTATGACTGCTATTAGTATAGTCAGTGCGCTTGTCCACAACTCCATCATGTTTAGCATTTCCATCTTTTTAGACTCGCAGCCTTCCTAGTTGGTTTGCCGTTCTCGTCCTTCATTGGTCCGGGCATCCCTGACATCCTAGCGCAGAATGACCTCTTTCTTGCGCCACCTTGTGGTTGCGGAGCCTTTAGATTAGACCCCGTAGCCGCATTATACTTAGCTCTACCTTTAGCGGTAAGACCCGCCCCTTTAGATACAGGTAGCTTCTCACCCCTACCAATAGCAAGAGACGGACCTTTTTTCTTAGCCATAATAAATATTAACTGCCAGTAAGTTAACCATGTAAGCGTAGATACCGTTTACAGCTACAACGCCTTCTCCGGGAATTAGTGGTGCATTATTAAATATATCCGTTGCACTTACATCATACGATAGTAACCATCTACCCGTGGTATAGACTGCGGCTGGACTAGCTGTGATAGTGCCACTATTAATATCGGTAATAGTAAAAGTGCTAGATGTTAATACTGTAACCGCATAGTTACCGTTAGTCGCAGCGCCACCTGTTCCTGCGCTAAACTCAATCCCAATAACCTGTCCTGTGGTTAGTCCATGAGCAGACTGCGTAACGGTCACTGTGGTTCCAGAACGTCCGTAGGTTGCTGTGGTTACTGGGGCTGTAGTTGTATCAAATAGCGTAACCTGTCCTGCGGTAGCAGTACCCACAAAAGAAATACCTTTGACACGATTTCTTCCCAACACCAAAAATCCACTTTGATTTAGGTGTCCTTGTTTTACATCATATTGCATACCCATAATTAATCTCCTAAGATGTTGAGTAGACTAGGGTTTTCCCTAGTCCGCCAGATTAATTAAGAAGTAGCAAACGGAGTTGCAACAGTACCAGAACCTAACACTGTGCCTGTAACCATATACTTTAGTGCAGTAATTGCGTAGATTTGTACAAATGTACCCGCAACTCCACCAGTGGTTGTACCGTTAAAGTTAATAAAGTCATCACTTGCACCAGCAACGAAGCCACGGGCTGCGTCTGTTGTATCAGTGTCAATTGACAATACAGCGCCTACATACTTGTCTGTGCCGTCCGTACCAATCTTTAAAGAAGAAGTAGAGATTGTGGTTGGAACCCAAATGGTATACACAACGCCCTCATTATTGGCGGTGCTTGGGTCTTGACCGGGACCAGAAGTGGTTGGATTTGCAGATGCGTTAATGGTTGGTAAGGTTAAAGTTAAGGCAGCAGCTAAAGAACCACCTACGGAAATAATACGTCCACCATGAGCTTCTGGACTTAGGGTAGTGCTAGTTGTAATTTCAACAATAGTCGCTGGACCTTGTTGATAAATGCCACCTAATGAACGAAGTGGACCTTGGAATGTGGTGCGTGCCATATTAATTCTCCTATATACAAGTTAAGCCTATTAATCGGTATACCGTCTGCTGGGTGCAGTTTAATAAGCTGGTATTACCCAGATAAATAATCATACTACAAATAAATTAAAAAGGGGAGTTTTATCTCCCCTTCTTTTTACGCTCCGGGCGAACCGAACATTCCTAATGGGTCAGAGAACCCAAAAGAATAACGCTCACGAGACTTGTAACGGACGTTACCTGTATCGAAGTCACCGTCCATCGAGTTACTCAAAGGTGTACGAACAAAGTGCTTCATACCATTTGGTACATCGGTGCAGATGAAGTAAGCATTAGTATCAGTCAGATAGTTATTTACTGTATAACCCTCTGGAATTGAACTATTACTTACGATAGCGTTGATATCGTTGTCTGCTGTTGCAGTACGGAGCTGTGTCTCTAATAGACGGGTAGCAACGAACTGTAATGCAGGTGGAACGACTAGCTTACGAGGTTTAGCAGCGATTAACAAACCACGCTCATCAGTCCAAGCAGCAATTTGAATGACAGCGGCTTCTAAAGAAGTCTCATTCAAGTCAGCAGGGGTAGATTGAGTGTTGCTGTTTGTGCCACCAGAGATCAATGGGTGAGCCGTGCT